CTTCTGTATGTTCAAACTCTCTATCTGGTATGGTAGGTAGCTTATCTACATACTGTCTTTCAACAGAGAAGCCTACACCTGTACCATTCATTAGTATGTACAGCACTTCATCAAAAGAACGTGGGCTATCTATAGGTATGTACGAACAGTTATAACCTGCTATGTTTTCTCTTCGTAGAGCATCTCCTGCTGTCATCAACGCTCTCATAGACGGCATGACTGAGGTGTTAAGATTTGCATTCTCAATCCTGTCCCATGTACTATTCTCAAGTTTAACACCGATGTTCCTGTCTAGGTGGTCTGCAAAGAAATCTATAGATCTACCTACAGTTTCTGACCATGTTTCTCTTCTACCTTCGTCAGGTTTCCACCTTGAGTATCGTGACATATGTATAAATGACTGGTACTCAGTCGGTAAAAAGTTATTCTTCGCCATATTCCATCTCCAAAATCATTTCTAAATAGTGTATTGCTTTGTGTATATCTCTTGCACCTTCACCTTTTCTCCTGTGCCTAGTAATATATTTCAAAGCATTACCTTCACAGAAGGTCAGGTTGTTCTGCATTATATAATCTATAGGCTGTATCTTACAGTCCTTGTAGTGGCTACCACCAATTTGTTTATTAGTAGCCATCCTAGCTTTCTTCTCCAGATCTGTCTTTGTAAACGTATCCTTTACAGTTTCTCTGATTGCATCATCCATCATTCCCATTTTAATCATCCCTCTTTTCAGGCTCAAATTCAAAATGAACAACATTATCCTTAACAGGTTCTTGCTGTTCAATAACAAACGGCTGTTCTGTATCTGGTTTTTTAAGTTTTGTGTCTCTATATATAGCAAGTTGACCCTTCTCCAATAAATATTCTGGTTCATTTAAAATCATAGATGTAATACCTCTCATCACTACGTACCCATCTGTTACCTCTTGTGTTGTAGAACTATCATAGCACATAAAATCAGTAGATCCACCTTTTATATCTTTTATAATAACTACGTAACAATCCTTGGGTATTGTCTTACCAAACTTCTTAAATATCTCTGTGCTTTTATTCATCTAACCACTCCTTTGGCATATATTTATCACACCATTTAATTTCATATCTATCACACCATCTCCCATAAGTTGTTTTAGAACCCTTGTATAATTTATTATTAGCATTTAAGAACAGAAATCGAATGTCTACATCCGGATGTTGTTTTCTAATTAACAAATGCTTCCCTCTATCTGGTGCTGTAAACTGACCCTTGACCTCTATAAAAAATCCATACTTCTCTAGGTAGAAATCAGGTGTGTACACACACTCTTTAATATACTCTATAGGATGTTTTTCATACTCATACTTTATTTTATTCTTAACCAATTGTTGTGCTACGGTCAATTCAAAGTTAGACCTAAACCCATGTGACTTCATACTCATAATGTTCGTATGTCTTTCGGTGGGTACATATCAAATATCCTGCCTGCATCCTCACTGATAGTCTCCATCAGCTTAGGTGCTTTCCTCTCCATCTCATACAAAACATCCGTCCATTGTGTTATGAAAAAACAAACAAGAGCATTCCTGTCTAGGTAACTCTTTAACTTATCTAAGTCTTCTCTAAATATAATTAACTTCTCTTCTTGATGTACGTCACTCCATAAGCCTGTATAGTTACTTCCATACTTCTCCCCTAAGTTTATAAAACTAGAACGCACACGTATAGGTATCTTTCTAGAGTGGTTTCGTATCTCTCGTATTATCTCCGGCCCACCCATGTTATCCTCTGCTTCTGGATAGGAAAAGTATACTCTATCATTCATAAATATATCATTTCTGTTGATGTCTGTCTGAAAATACAAAGCCATTATACTTCTCTTTTAGTTAGTTTACTATACCAGACAGTTCTTGGATACTTAGCCTTAGACCCTATCTTTTTGTGCAGTATAGCATCCGGCCAACACTTCCTTTTAAAATCACAGAAGCCGCAGATGCTAGGCAATAGCCTGTTACCTGTTTTCTTTTCATTCTTATTATCATCTTTGTATGTCTCTGTCGTATCAGAGAAACATCTTTTAAACTTCTCACCTTTTAACAGAGCGTTTAGATTATTCTTAGCAAGCTGTAGGAACTCTTTCCTATCTTCATCCTGTACAACAGGTGCTTCACATACGTTCCACTCCCCACTTGCTTTGTTAATAACAATCCACCCACCAAAATCTTTATTCTTAGATTCACTGTATAGGTAACCTTGTGTTATATAACCAAACGTATCATCTTCTTTAATTTTATTATAGCCACCCATCTCACCAAACTTATGTTCAAATGCATACGGACTAGCAGACTTGATGTCCCACACCTTACCGTCAATGACGATATCTAACGTGCCGGACACCTCGTTCTTTCCTAGTTTTAATTTGACTCTTTCTTGTTCTCCCTCTACGTTTACACCTGCCGATTTAAGAATCAAGACAGAGATAGCTTCAACAAGGTCACCAAATATAAATCTAAGTATAGCATTATACTCAATGTCTTTGTCTGCACCATCTCTCTCCATCTTCTGTTGGCAAAGAGGTCTGCCCAGAGATGACATGCGAGGTCTCCATTTATCAGCGGAAGGACTGAATTGTTTGTGGATAGAAGCCTCACACGCATCTCTAAACTCTTTGACGAGTTTTGGATCTAGCTCAACACCCTCTTTCGAGACCTTGCTGAGAAAACCCTGAACTCTGTGGATGATTGCATTATTCATTTACAACTGTATCAAAGCCTTCTTTGTCTCCACGAGCACTACTATGTCTCTTCATAATAGACTCGTTATAGCCCTTTACAGTTTCCATAAATTGATGCATCAGCGTATCATCCTCTCCAGTCCAGTCAGCGATTTGCCCACGAGGCGTTAGCTCTGCTTGAAAATAGATGTTCCCACCTTTCTTTTTTCTTACAGAAGACAGCCCGATAGTCGTCAACCACATAGGTTGCTTTTGCTTATGCAGGCTCTTTAGGCAATCGCTTGCCGGAACGAAGTTCGCACCCTTAGCGTACCACACGCTAGGAATATCTTTAGCCTCTACAGCTTTACCTTTCTTATCTTTAGCACCTTCTAAGGTTATCAAACCATAGATGTTTTGGCTACACTTCACACTCTTTTGTAGCACCCACTCAGGGCTGTCTTTTGGTAAAGACTCTAGATCGCTTGTGTTTAATCTACCACATTTCAATCCACCATCAGTATCATAGAACTCACTATTGAAAGATGGTGCCTGTACAGTCTGCACAGAGAAAGTACCTTCTTCATTATCCCATACTGAGTACGAATACGTTCTCATAAAGGGTCTGATGACTGCCTTCTCTGCGTAGATTATACCATCATCAGTGCTCAGACTAAAATGTCCACGAGGTAAAGCGTTTCCTTCTTCGTCTTCGGCTGAGTGATTTATTGACAGACGTGACAACCCTTTACTAGTAGTTGGTGCGTCTGCTGACTGCCCTGTAAGTTTCATCATGTCATCTACAGACATAGTTGAAATCTTATCAGGTAAATTCGTCTCCATTAATGTTTCGGTCATATGTTTAGAACTCCTTTCATGTCTAACCAGTTATTTCCTATTTTAATTTCGATTCCAATCGGCATATCATACTCGATATTATACCTTCGTATACATTCAGACTTTAGTGATAGCATTGCTGTCTTTAATACATCTACCGCTAGCTCCTTTTCGGAGGGATAGACATCAAGTACGATGGAATCGTGTACTGTGTTACAAATTATAGTCTTCATATTATTATCTGTCAACAGTTTTTTTGTATAGATTAGTGCAATAGGTAGCAAATCCGCTGTAGCAAAGCCTTGCACGGGGTAATTTTTTATTGATGTAGCGTTTGTAACCCCTCCATATCGCAATCTATATGTATTTTCAAAGGCGTAATGTCGACCAGAAGGCAAACTGATTTGCTTCTCAGTTACAGCTTCGTTGCACAGATCTTCATGCCACTTGGTCACCCCTTTGTATTTATCTTTAAATGCTTTATAATATTGTACCTGTTTAGGAGTACCCATCATCCCTCCGTAGAGAGGTTTAAATGTATCTGCTTTTGCATCCTGTCTAGACACTCCTAAAATAGATGCTGTGTAGGCATGAACGTCTATGTTATTACCTACGTCTTCGTACACCTTCTTATCCTTAGATAGAAATCCAGCGACCCTAAACTCTAGCTGTGAGTAATCACCCTCTAGCATATGTCCACCTTCCCATCTACTAACAACAACCTTACGCACAGGAAACGTGCCACTCCTAGGCATATTTTGAAAGTTAGGATTTCTAGAAGATAATCTACCAGTTGAAGTGACACATTGCATGTATTGTGGATGGATCTTGTCTTTACTATCTAATCCTCTCTCTATACCATCTATGAAAGTTTTCAAGTATGTTTTGATAGCATTATACTTAGAGTAAGATTCC